TGGGATTAAATCACTACTACTATTCTTTAATATATAGTATCTGAAATACCCAAAATATTCTCTAATAGGATTTTTATCACTATTGAGTTGACTAACTAAGTCATCTTCAGGATATAATTGTAAATAGTGTGATAGTAAACTACTAAGAGAACCAGTAGATAGTTTAAATATATTAGTTAACATAGACAAGTTGTCTACAGATAGTAGTTCTAAACCATTTTCCTTAGCTAAGCTTAGTAATAATGAAGGATGAACAAGGTTAACTTTTTTAGAAACGTCACTATCAATATATTTTATCATAACTTTGTTTTTACCTAAACTATCAGTTGTTGATTCTAAACCATTTTCTCTTAGATCTAAAGCAGGTGTGGTTGTTATCTCATAGATAGATTCTAATTGTCTTGTACTTGGATTATAAATTTTACCACTTAATTGTTTTTTAGACTTTAGTAAATCAAATATGAGTTGACCATCTAATTCAATCATTAGTAAGTATCCATTATGTTTGATAAGTTTTTTAGCATTATTAAAAAAGTTTCTACAGTTAGTGATACTATCAAAGTATCTTTCAACACCAGAAAAAATAGACATATTATTAAAGTTAGAGCCATGTTTATTTAAAGTAGTTGCTAAAATTTCAGTATAGTTATTATTGTATAGTTTAGTAGCATCCAAAGATAAAATATCTTTAGTAGTATCTGCTACAATAAAATCTATGTTAGCGGTATTAGCCCAGTTGGATACCTGCTTATTACTATTTTGTTTTAACTGTTCTATAAATTGTTTAGCAGTTGTTTCTTTATGTGGTCCCTCAATTAAATTAATATTCTCTTCTAAACCTAATACTCTACTATATTTGTGTTTAGACCAAATAGTAGCATCTTGGGCATTACCTACTGATAGGTCTATAAGGGATTTATACTTTTTATCAGCAGTGCCTATGTATAGTAAAAATTCCCTCATTCTACTCATATATCTATAGTAAGAAGCTAAGTGTTTTTGTTTATTTTTAAAACTATAGTAGTCTAAATCATCACTATTAGATAGATTTTTAAGCATATTTCTATCTATGTCCCAATTATATTTTGTTTTTTCTGGAATCATTCTAGTACCTATACCCATAGTCACTATTTCTTGAAGTAATAGTTTAAATGACTCAGGTGCTTCTATAGTTGAAAAGCTATGAATAGTATTATCAGTTTGTCTCTTCATTACAACGCCTTCATTATTAATATATTGTTTAGATTCATCACTATTAAAATCTCTATAGATTTGTTTATCTTTATTATAGACTGAAATCATACCAGTTTTATCAGATATAGTAAATTTATATTTATCACTACGTTCCATAAAACTTTCTTTAAGGAAACTGGAAGCACCATGGGATAGTAAGGCATCACGTTCCATTTCACCCACACGACCACCGCCACCTTGTGAACGACCACCAACAGGTTGATGAGTTAGTGCGGTACGCAAACCTTCATCACGTGATTGGTATTTATCACTAACTTGGTGAGTAAGTCTTAGGTAGTATGTTGGTCCAATAAAGTAGTTTACTTTCATCTGTTCACCTGTTAGACCACAGTATAAAACTTCATTACCATATTTTTCAAATCCTACACGTTCTAATAATCCACCTAGCTTTTCCACATTATTATCACTGAAGCTGGCTACCTCAGTCATCATACCTAGTTCAACCATAGACTTACCTAGTAAGGTTTCCATAAATTGAGCAATAGTCATACGACTAGGAAATGCCTGAGCATTAACCATAATATCTGGCACTATACCTAACTTAGATACTGGTAAATTTTCTTTTGGAATCAACATACCAACAGTACCCTTCTGGCCCATTCTACTACAAAACTTATCACCTAATTCAGGAATCTTATCTTTTCTAACCCTAATTTTTACATAACGTTGGTTATCATTACCTGTGCTTGAGAATACCCTATCTACATAACCATCCTCAGCTCTTCGTACATAGTCACTATTATCCTCTAATAGCTCTCTACCAAGTTCATCTTTTTCACCAGTAAATACACATTTACCAACTAAAATATCATTTTCATTGACTTTACTACCTACTTTTACAATACCATTTTCATCTAATTTGTTATAGTTACCACCCTTTTTGTTTAATACCAAGTCTAAATCAGGAACCATGATTTTTTCTTTGTATTTATTATTTTCTATATCATCTTTGGCAGAGTAGGTTCTAAACTTAGTAGTTCTAAATAGACCTCTTTCAACACTAGATTTATTAAAAACAATACTATCATCTTGGTTATATCCTGTAAAACAACCTATAGCTACAATAGCATTCATACCATTAGGTAAATCATCTGTAAATATGTATTTCTCCATTTTACTTTTAACTATAGAACGTTGTGGATAGAACATAATTTGGCCTTTATTATCCATTCTATTTTTAAAGTTAGTAGCATAGATACCCAAGGCTTGTTTACCTTGACCAGCAGAGAACTGATTTCTAGGTGCTTGATTCATTTCTAATAATGGTGTAGTGATAGCTAATACACCAAGCATTAAACTAGGATGAATTTCACAGTGAGTATATTTATATAGAACGAGGTCTTTAGGAGTTAACGCAATCATTAGAGTATTTTCTTCTTCTTTATCGGTATATTCAATTACACCTGCTGTCTTTTCTAACTTTTCTAAATCAGATTCTTCTTCTATATAGTAATAGTTAGAATCGGTATCATTAAACTTGACACCTTCTCTAAATCCACAAACTAGGTTATGCCAGGTGATTTTACCATTTTTAATCTGTTCTATATGTTCTTTAGTAAGTGCTAAACTATTGTCTTTAGCTACAACTAATAATGGTCTTAGTGCTCTACCAGAATCAGTAGTAACTCTTATAATATTTTCATCTATATACCAAGCAATACTAGTATAAATATTAATTAAGGCATTGCGTTTTAGTAGCTTAAGTTTCCTATAGGTAAACTCTGGTGTTCTACTATAGCCAACAAATCTCTCATTTAAAAATACTCTTGTATAACTTAGTTTATCTAAGTCTACCTGACTAATACTTTCCATACCACAATTAAATAACGCTCTTAGTAGTACGTTAGAGTTAGTACCAGAACTAATAACAGTCATAATACTTAAATTTTTTCTAACACCAATATTAGCACCATCTGGTGTTTCTGGTGGACACATAATACCCCATGTAGATGGATGTAGTTGATGCGGTGCTCTAACCTTAGCACTAGCAGATAGAGGGGTGTTTACCCTTCTTAAGTGTGATACAAAGCCAACATAGGATAAACGTGCTAAATCCTGGACTACACCTTCTTTACAACCTTTAGCGTCCTTTAGACCCCAACAGTTTTTAAAAGCATACTGCCAACCATCATCCATAATGCTTCTGTCAATAATTTCGTGAATATTAACACCTGGAGATAAGCTATCTTTTTGTTTTTCGCTAGAAATAATGTTAAAAAAGTTATAGAATGTTTTACCATCAGATGTTTTTCCTGGATTTTCCCAGTATCTGTTGGTCATATCACTTTCTTCTTTTTTACTATAACTTATGTTTAGCACTTCTACTAATCTCTTCTTAACACGAAAATATAAATCTCTAAAGATACTAGACATTAAAAACCCAGACTGGTCTATTCTTTTAAAGATATAGCTATCTCTATCTGTTTGTTTTTTAATACCTAAAATAGTCAGTAATACCTGGTTTACCATATAGCCTAAAAAATAGACCTTATCAAGATAGTTTGTTCCTACATGTGGTAAAAACCAGTTTTTAATAGTTTCAATTAAAAATGCCTCTCTAACTTCTCTAGATGCGTCTTGGTCTATCCAGTTTTTAGTCATTCTACCTAGTAAAATTTCTATAGCAGCTGCTTGATTAGTTACTATGCTACCTTCTACTATAGATGGTCTGAGTGTTTCTAACATAGCCTTTCCTAATTCACTATCTATGTCTGGAATAATAGCTTTACAAATATCATAATCACTGGTGATACCTAATGCTCTCATTACCCAAAATAGTGGTATTTCGCCATCTAAATTTGGTATTAATACTCTAATAGCATTTTCCTCTATTTCTTCAGATCTATTTTTCTTTTTATGCATAGCAACTACTTTAGTAATTCTGGCTGGTTGAAATTTGTTTTCAGGTGAAGAACGTATTTTAGATTCATATTTATAACGTTGGTTTACATCATCTATATAGCTAATATAAATTTTGTTTTCTACATCTCTTTCTTGTGCCACTATAGCTTTTTCTTTACCATCAAAAATAAAATAACCACCCTGGTCATATTCACATTCGCCCATTAATCTAAGAGTTTCACCCTTAGCACCATCTAAACTACATATCTTACTTTGAGTCATAATAGGTAGATTACCTAATGGAATCTTACTAAATTCCTTAGTAACTTTATGGGTATCTACTATTTTTTTTGGATTTTGTAAATCAAAGTCATATGCTACTAGTTCCGCAAATACATCTACAAGTATTTCTGTTTTATAGGTAATATTTTTTAGTCTAGCTTCATTTGGATATAATACCTTTTGTAGTAGACTATAGTCTACCTCACCTTCAGTTCCCTCTGTTCTTTGTATCTCTTGAATAATAGGTTTTCCTATATAGATACCTTTACCATCGTTTTTTATCTCACCACTATCACTATCTTTAGAACCACCTATAGTTAACTTAAGTTCAAATTTATAGTTGTGGGTTTTAGGATCTCTGGCATATGGTAAAACTATTGGATTAAATTGTCTAATAGTCTTTGAGATATTTGTATCTAAAAAGGTATTGAAGGATTCTATTTGGTTTCTAGATAAATAGTTATTAGTGTTTTTAAAGTAAGAATCTATTACTGTCCATATCTCATTGTCCCAGTACGTATCATCCATTGGGTATATTATATAAAAATCTTTTATTTTTATATATTATTTCTTAGTTTTATCTATCTGACTATATATTTGTTTTAGGGTTTCGTTGTCTACTGACTCAAATAATATTTTATACCATATCGCATCAATATAGTAATCCACCACATCCTCTTTTTTATGGAATGGGTGGTATTTTTCTATTCTATCTACCAGCTTTGACTTGAATATTTCTAAGCTATGTTCTAAATTAAAACCATTACTACTATCTCTAGCGCATTCCTCCCCTATTACAACTCTGGCTAAACTAGTATTTGATTTAGATTTTTCACTATTCATTAATAACTCTAGTCCAATATTAATATTAGCATTTTTAACCAAATATTTATCCATCATATAGTAGTTTACCTTATTTATATTTTTTTATTATCTACTAAAAACGAAATATATATTATATTTGATATGGAATTAGACTTTACCACTAAAACATTATCTATATTAGTAATTATTATTATTATAGTTATGATAGTCCATCTTTCATTTACTGTATGGAGTTATTTACAGCTTAGAAATAAGCAAGGTCCAAGAGGAAAACAAGGACCACCTGGACCAAGATCTAAGTAGATAGTTAATTTATTTAGATTTATTTATAAGATATAGTAGGAGAATTGGTAAAATCTCTGCTACCATCTCTTTTTCTTTTTTATGTTCTTCAAGGCTAGACATAGTTTCCTCTAGTAAGATAGATCTGTCTTTTTCTAAATCTAAATAGAAATCTTTAGCACCACTATCTATATTAGCTAATAAATCCCTGAATAAAAAATAATGTTTTAAACATGTTAGAGATGTAATAGGAAGTGATAATTGTGACTGACCGCGTTCTATCTTATCTAGTACTATTAGTTGACTATCAATAGTGCTGCGTATCTCAACTAGTAGATTTTTAAAACGTTCTACTATATCTACGTTATTCATTACTATAGATAAATACAAAATTAGTTAGTTAGATACGCATATAAAAATATACCTATAATAGTTAGTAAGTATCAGAATATGAGTGTACCAGTCACACTAGACAAATTCATTATACATAAAGATATAGCTAATAAACTAATGATATTTAAAAATAAAGATGAAATTCACCATACTATTTTCTGTGGAAAAGAGAATTTTGGAAAAAAAACACTATGTTATGGTCTAATTAATTACATTAGCGGTTCAAATGATCCTATAAAAAAACATATAGGAAAGTACCAGTTAAAAATAGGCAATAACAACGTTGATATAGAATATAGTTATACTAGTCATTTTTATGAAATTAATTTATATGAATATGGTTTGTATGATAAAAATATTATAACAGATTTTATTCAAGTCTTTATTTCTTTTAAAACTATAGATAATAGTAGAAGAATTTTGGTCTTAAAAGGGTTTGATAGAATTAGTAAAATAGCACAGTGTTCTATACGTAGAATAATAGAGCAATATACAAGTAGTTGTATTTTTATTATAATAGCGGAGAGCATTACTAAACTAGATAAGGGATTAGTCTCTAGATTTCAAATAATTAATGTACCTAAGCCTAAAACAATAGATATTATTAAATACATAGAGTTTTATCTAAAACAAAATAGTATGCCTATTAATACACAGGCAATAGAACAGATTAAAAAGATATTAGATATATACAATTTTAACCTATATAAATTAAATTTCTTATTAGACCTATATCATATCTATAAAAACGTTCCAACTATTAAAACTAGTGAACTACTATATCAAAACCTATATAGTAAGGTGGAAGAAACCAACATAGAATCTATGGGAAATATAAGAGATTTACTATATCAGTTGGTATTGCTAAATTTTCCACTTATAAAAACATTTAAAACCTTATCAGAAAGATATATCAATAGTGAGTTGATATCTGATTGCTATAAGTCTCAATTTATTATGGATATAGCTAATATAGAAAGTAAAATGCATAAAGTAGAACACGATATTATTGCTGTAGAGTATCTAGTACTTAAAGTTAAAAAGTATATTCAATTATCATCCCAATAATCTATATGGATAATATAGATATTAATATAGATTATTATAATATTCTAGAAAGTAATAAATATGCGACATTAGAGGAGATAAAGAAAAACTATAAACGATTAGCACTAAAATACCATCCAGATAAAAATAAAGACCCAAGTGCTATAGAACAATTTCATAAAGTATCTACTGCCTATCAGATACTTTCTAGTAAAGAACTTAGAGAAAAATATGACCTATTGGGTGAAATACCAGAAGACTCTACTTTAAAAAGCCCAGATGAGGTTCTTAGTGAATTCCTATCAAAGTTAGATCCTAACTTAAATATTTTTATTAAAGACACTGTAACAGATATTCATAGGTCTATATGCGATTCTAAAAATAAAACTATATGGGATATTTTAGGTTCACTAGATACAGATAAAATTATAAATAGCGGCAGTAATCTAGTTAAGTCTATATTAAAAAAAGATAAAACTACTAGAAGATATCCTAAGTTTTTGAAGGCTAAACAAGTTGAACTATCACTAGATGAGATAGAACCAGGCGCTAACTGTATCCAGCTAGACTATAACATTTGTAAAAATTATAGCCACATTATATTATCAATAGGTAATGAAAAGTTTCTTTTAGAGATTGCCTATGATATACACACAGTCCATATCAATAATTTAGAATATGAGTTTCAACTAGAATATGTTATACCTAATTTTCTAGAGACTATTAATAACTATGATTTAGTAATATATAGAGAAATTCACTATAAATATATATGCCACCCTTTTTTGTTAGAATTAGGTGATAAGTTTAATAGAATAGAACGCAATATTAAACTTGGTGGTTACTCTAACTGTATCTGTATAAATAATATGGGATTCTACAATCCTCACAAGTCTATAAATGGAAACCTATATGTATATTTTATATTTAGTACTCAAGATAGCTGTGAGTATAGAGATCAAGTAGATGGACTAGAATATGGCGAAACTGTTGATGTGCTAAAATATATAAAAAAGTAAGATATAGGAAAAATAAATAAAACGCTATATATTAAGTAATTAATATGGTACAATTATGTCTACAAACTATAGATAATTTACTATATAGTTCTAAAATGTTAGATAAACTTTATAAAAGAGTATATAGTATATTTACTAAAATAGAACGGATTAAACTAACTAAGTTAGAGCAAAAAGTCTATAAATTAGATAGGGATCCCGATTTTTCCAGTAGATTTTTTAGTGAATTTAGCAATACCCACTTTTGTAGTAGAGAGATAGTAAATAGTATGAAAAAAGAGATAGTCACTATAACTTGCTATAGATTTAGTTATAATAGTAACACTATAAATTTGTATGTATATGGTGAAATATATCCTATAGAGAAGGTACTAGTAAAACTAACTAAATGCTTTATTTTAATGGATCTAGTTAAAATGAGGGGTATAGAAAGAGATATTTATTTCTATCCATCTACATATAAAAAAGAACTAAGACTTGGATATGAGTTATCTCCTAAAAACGTAAATAGTGGATTTACAAATTTTATTGGTAACGTAGGAACAAGTATTTATATATTTAGAGAGGAGGATAGTGACAAGGTTTTCCTACATGAATGTATACATAGTTTAAATTTAGATTTTGCCACATCTTATAGCAGGGATCTGGATAAATTTATATTAGCTAATACCTTAGTTAATAGTAATATTAATCTTGCTGAAAGCTATACTGATCTATATGCTATATTAATAAATAGTTTAGTAGATAGTTGTTATTCTAACATAGATTATAGAGAAATAGTTGCTACAGAAGTATTATGGCAGAAAAAAGTGGTCTATCATATTTTAAGACATATGGGTTTTTCTACTATTGATCAGCTATTTAATAGAAAAGAAAAAGGCATAGTGTTTGAGCAAAAAACAAGTGTATTTAGTTATTATATAATAAAGTTAGTGATATTTAGTAATCTTGAGTATTTTTTATCTAAGTATCCAATTGGTTTAGTATGGACAATAGATAAACAGTGGGATTATTATGAGGATATTTTAAAAAATATCGATATGGTAAAAAATATACCACTACATAGTTTTAAAAAGGACAAATATTCAATTAGAATGGTATATAATAAGTTAAAGATAAATAACTGTTAGTATAGTATATATCCAGAATGGGTATCAAAAATCTAAACTATTTAATAGAGAAATACTCTAGTAAAGGAAAAGAAACAATTAGTTTATCTAGTTTAAAAGGTTTAAAATTAGCAATTGATACTAATGTATATCTATATAAATTCTTATATGGGAAAAACAATCATATTGATGGGGTATTTTTTATGGTAAATAAGTTAAAAAAGTTTGGTATAGAACCACTATTTGTATTTGATGGAAAACCCCCAGAAGAAAAGAAAGAGACTATAGAGCAACGAAAACAGGCTAAGCTTAAGATGCGTGATAAAATAGATGAGTTAGAGCAAAAATTGGTAGATAGTAGCAATACGGTCGAAAAGGAGGAACTAGCAATTGAGATAGAAAATATAGAGAAACGTATTATCTACGTAGATAAGGATATAGTGAATAGTACAAAACAGTTATTAGAGCTAATGGGAATAGACTATATACATTGTAATTGTGAAGCAGAACAGTACTGTAGTTTTCTATATAAGAATGGATTAGTTAATGGAGTCATTACTGAGGATATGGATACTATAGCCAGTGGATGTCACTATGTATATAGAAACTTTTCTAATAGAGTAGATACAATAACCTGTTATAGTTTATACAATATATTAAGTGAGTTAGATATATGTTATTATGAGTTTTTAGATTTGTGTATACTATTAGGTAATGACTATATAGCTAGACATAGAGGATTGTCTCCAGAGGATTGTTATAGTTTAATAAAAAACTATGGTTCTATTGAAAAAATAGTAGCCAGTGGAATACTTCACTATGAAACTAATGAATATACTAGGATAAGACAGATCTATTCCTTAAGTGATATAGAGTTAATTACAAGAGAGAAGCCATTAGAGAAAAAAGTAGACATAGAATTGCTAAAACAGTTTTTAAAAGAAAAATCTACTGTAGATGAGCGTATCTATACAAGTCGTATAGAAATGATATATAATAGTGATAGACAGGTGGTGGTCTTAGAGAAAAGCAAATATATTCCTAAATATAAATCTAAGTCTGTGGATAAAAAGCGTCCTATATCTTTTTTAACAGAGTGTTTAATAGAAGACGACTAGTGATTAGCTAGGCGACTACGACTAGTGATTTGATAGGGAATAGGTTAAAATATACTATATAGTAAATACTACTATATAGACTATTTTATTTATAGATTAGTACATTTTATTTATAGATTAGTACATCAGATCCATATATTTTACTCCCTTTTCTATCTTACCATTAACCCAACATCCAGCTCTAATTGTTCTATTGATAGCTGTATTACCTAACTTTATCCACCACAGAGGATTTAATGGTTGGTTTCCACCAATAATAAAAGGCTCCTTTACTAAATGATTCATATAGTAATAGCTAAATGCCAAATAGCTAGTAAATAATATAGATAGTACTAATATAATTTGTAATATATCCATTTCTATATATAGGTATTTTTTTGTGTCAACTAAGTGTTCTAAGATTAATTAGCCATAAAAAATAAAAGATTAGTTATGTTTTAGGGCTATTTAGTTATTGTTTATTTAGATGTTGGTTTTTTAACAATAACTTTTTTATTTGCTGCTGGTTTAGGTGTTTCTTTAACAACTGGTTTAGGAGGTTCTTCCTCTTCCTCTTCTTCTTTTTTATCTAATTCATCTTCTTCATTATCACTATCTTGTACTTTGGTGTCATAGACAGCTTTTTTAGGTGCTTCATTTTCTTCTTCTTCATCATCCATATATTTAGAAGAGACTGGTTTATCATCTTCTTCGTCATCAATGAACGCATAGGATTTCATTTGAGCTGGTCTAAAGATTTTTAATTGTGAAACTTGGAACGCATAACCAGCAGCGTTTAATGCGAAATTAACACCAGTTAATTTAAGAATAGCAATTGCTTCTGTTCTAGGAACAATAGCTGTTACTAAATCAGTAACTGGAGTTTTGTTTTCATCATAGCAGTTACACATGAATTTATCTTCCCAGAAACCTAATTTAACTTTTAAGGAAGGTGGATATTTAGTATTAATTTCTTGTGTACCTTTAATCTTGGACCATTTAGGTGTTTTTCTGGTTAAGATTTCCGCAATATCCATATTACATTTATCTTTACCAAACCAAGCTTTAGAGTTTTTAACAACTTGTTCCATTAACAAGGTATCCATATTTTCAATAAAGTCATAAAATTCTCTAACTTTTGGGTCTGCTGGAACGCCATTACCGTCCAACTCATAACCCGCGAAAGAGAAGTCTAAACCATATTTGACTTTACCAGTAGGATTATTTTGTTTATCTTTTTCTTCATAGATTGAAATACCATAAGGTAATCTCATTCTTGGAGTTTGAATATAGAAGTCTTGACCATCATATTTTATACGGCAACTTTTACCACCATAGTTATTTGCGGTTTGTTCGCCAAATGTAAATTTTGAAATATCTACTGTATTAGCACGATAGATTGAACCAGACATTGCTGAAGATTTAGTTTGAGATTGAGTTTGATTAGTTGATTTGTTTGACATTATATTATAAATGATAATATCGAGTAAATTTTAAATCATTTTCAATCAAATTTTTTTTTGAACGTAATCAATTCTAACAATGGTATATAAGGATTTAAAGATTGGATTTTGTCCATATTTCTTTAGCTAAATTGCCATATATATTTTATTAAAATTTGAAAAGTATCTTAAAGTTATTATAAAATTTTATAGTATATGGAGATTAGACATCCTATAAATCACAACTTTAATCTAGAAAAATGTCATGCTAGGCTAACAAAAGATCCCAATAAACAATGTACTAATAACCCAAAACCTAACTGTAACCTATGTGGTATTCATACTAACTCTAAACTATTAGTTACTGATTTGATTCAAGCTAAACCATCTATTCACATTGTTAAAAAAAATAGTAAACCTGTCCATGAATTTGATGCCAGTAGCTATACTAGACCCACTATACTTATCCAAAAGATATGGCGAGGCTATTCTCTAAGAAAACATATTAAAAACTATGGTATAGCATCTATAGCTAATAGACTTCTCAATAATGACACAGAATTTCTAACATTCGAAAATACTATAGATATTCCCTATAGAGAACTATTTACATATAGAGACCAAAAGGGTTTCTATTGGGGATTTCGTATTTCTACCTTTAAGGAGCTTATTTCTCACTCTACCACTAATCCATATAATACATTAGAGATTGGCACAGAGACTATAGAACGATTTAATAAATTGGTTAGCCAGATAGATAAAACTATTAATCTAAATATTGAAAAACCAGTTATAGCGGATCCTAATATAAAGTTACAACAGCGATGTATAGAAATTTTCCAAAAAATGGATGAATTAAAACAGTACACACAGTGTGAATGGTTTTTATCATTAAATTTAAATAGCCTTAAGTATCTCTATAAGGAAATGGCAGATATTTGGCATCATAGATTAGGTCTTAGTAACCTAGACAAACGCAAATATATTACTAATGGTATACTATTTAATATCCCCATTATTGAAATAAGTAAAATAGCTGATAAATATAAGATTTCCCATATCTTATTAGATGAGTATGAAAAACTTGTAACTAATGGACAAAATTTACAAGATAGAACTACTGGCGCATTATGGGTTCTATCTGGTTTAACATTAGTAAGTCAGGCTGCTAGAAACGCAATGCCATGGCTATATGAAAGTGTTAGACAATAATGATATATAAAATATATTATTAGATAATATTTAGTTAAAACTAATATACCTATTTTATTTTATAGCTAAATATGCATAATCAATGTACAAGATGTGGTAAATTCTTAAAAAACAAACATAGTTTAATTGAACATCTTAAAAAACCTAAAGTTTGTCCACCTAAAGTTGCTGATATAGATAGACAGTCTATATTAGATCGGTTACCAGCAAAAAAAGTAAAACCTGTTATTGCTAAACCGGTAGCTAAAACAGTTGTCCAACCAATAGTAAATAAAGAAGAACCTATATTAGAAATAAGTAAGGTAGAAGAAACAAATGTTAATGAAACTGTTCCAGTAGCTAATAATGATACACAAACAGTAGTAAAACAAGAATCTAATGATAAAGAAACTATTGTTAATATAGAAGAACCTATCGCTGCAAATAAAGATACTAGTGAAACAACCAATCAAACAAATAATGATGCGGTAGATGACGACCCATTATCTAAAATCAAAGCAGATCTATTATTAACTGGTACTATATCACAAAAAGACTTTTTTCAATTCTTAGATAAACTAGACGCCAAAGTTCATGAAAGACTAACTGAAATAGAAGATATGTATAGAGAACGTTTTGAAAGACTTAACTTAGCTAACGCAGCTATTTTAACTAAATTCACTGAACGTTATAATAATGAAATGTTAGATATTAAGGAACTCTATCAATCTTTTATGGTTCTTGTAAAAAAATAAAAAACCAGCCTTTGCTAAAAGGCACGAGATATCAAAGATATCTCCATGTGGATAAATTTATTTTAAACCATTTTATTTTATATATAATCTCATAATTACCTATAGAATATTGATAGTATTATAGTCTATCGCATAGCAGAATACTGATTATCTATTAGCTATCTATAAAATACCTAGATAGTTCCATATAACCATTAGATAATAATATCTACTACTATATTTATAAAAAGTAAAAACCACATATGGTAAATTTCTTTTTTACTATATATAGTTTTTTTATAAACACAATTAAATATACTGTCTACAGTATCCTTTACCAGTTTCTGAGTCTTTAGCTGGTATCCATTCTAATGGTGGTAGACATTCGCTTTTAAGTTTTTTAGTATTTGTCCAGTTAGATGATTTGTATTGAGTTTGTAGTGGGTCTATACCAGAATCTTTCTTAGACTTGTTAGCATTTCTAACAAAATCTATTAAACCAGTTGATGCTTTTCTACTAGTTCTTTTTGGAGCTCTTAAAGCAGTTTCATAATCTATATAGGCTTTTTTAAACTTTTCTATTTCTTTCATAGTATCTAGTAGATTATCGTCCTGCATCATTTTAATTGAGCTATTGAGAACAGCTATTTGAGGGTCATTAGGATTAGTTTTATATAGTTTAACTTTTTCCATATAGATAAGGTTTTTAGGTTTTCCCGGTGGAACAAAAATAGTATTCATTCTTTTTATTCTATTCTTGGCTATTTTATCTTGGTTTTCCTCTACAAATTGGTTTAGTTTTTCAACTATAGCTAATTCATTAGGATCAGTTATTCCTCTAGTAGATTTGATGTATTTCTTAAATTCATTACATAGAGGTTCTGTTCTAGCAATTTTAGGTTTATTTGGAGTATTAACTAATGTATCTAAGATAATCTCTGGTGTCATAGCGGCTACATCTACAAACATAGGTAAAGTATCGTAGTCATCTATATGGCCAAAAAAACAAACATCCTCGTGTTTAATAGAATAGCTTTCTATAAATCCAAATTTATCATATGCGCATAGACCACCTAAATTTTCATATGCCATAGCCAATTCTAGCAAACCAATAGCTTGTTTATTATACATAAGCGTTAGTAGATATATAGCTAAAAGAACACTACCAGACAATATATTTTGTCCAGCACAAATAAGCTGAAGCGCATATATATCTGGATAGTAGCCACACTCACCTTTATTTACTATTGCTAATGCTACTATTTTATCTCCCTGGACAGCGGTTATCATATCGAATTTACCTTTAGTATCCTTTAAGACATTATCTATAGTTTCTGCCACATAGGTCTCTGAAACATTATCCATTACCATTTGGTTATCTTTAGGATTAGTTCTCATACAACCATATTGTATTTTAGATACCATTTCATTAATTATTATATTTTTATTACTAGGATAGTTAGCTATACCATTCTGATAGAATTCTTTATTAGCAAAATGGATAGGTTTACTAGGGTTTCTATTTAAAAACTGGGATATTTCTGGCAGCAACACTAACTTTTGTATTAAATGAGTTGAGAAAAAAGGTGATACTGGCTTATAAGACATCTATTTATAATATAGACTTATAAAAATCTATATGATAAATATAGGAGTAAATCCGAGCACACTTTTACAAGTGCGAAGGCATTTATTAAGTATTAATAAATCCGAACTACCGGAATTGAACCAGTGACCACTCGATTTCAACATAATCCTAAACACTACAGTCGAGCGCTCTACCATCTGAGCTAAGTTCGGTTCAATGGAGGACTTACTGCGATTCGAACGCAGGTTCACCGGATCAGAACCGGTTGTACTTACCACTATACTATAAGTCCACACATCATACTAATAGTCATTAATCTTTAAGTAGTTTTTAGAGCCTAACCTCTACCTGTCTTAATAACCTAAATATTGAGTATTCATCCTCGTCTCCACCAAGTAAAATCATTAGATTTTCATCTGGAGCAAAATTAATTTTAGACCCATTTATAAATAAGTTGTTTTTACCTATATAGCTAATTATTGATTTTACTATATCTATCTTTGTGGTCATAGAACCCTTGTTTATTAGTAAAAACGCAAAACTATCATCTTTAATATAGATTAAATCATTTATAGCCACATCTTCTTTTTTAGTGACAGGAATAGGAGGTTCTATAACTAATTCTACTGGCTTATTAGTTTCTTCTATCTGCTCTATGTTATAGGTTTTTCCAATCTTTTTTAACAATGCTAATCTTGTTTTTAGTTCTAAGATTTCTTTTTCAACTTTTTCTAATAAATTATAGTATGTTTTAGAGAATTTTCCCATATCGCCTTTTTGAACCCTTAAAATTTGTAACTGTGGGTCATCTATACTATCCAACAAATCTATTTTTTTATTAGCTCTAATAGCCTTCTTTACTATAAGAGAATCAGTCATTTTATACTAGTATCTACTAATATAAACTGGCTTATAACTTTAATATAATATATTTTATCTAATATTTTTATCTATAGTTGTCTAGTGGTAAATATCTAACTGTTTTCTTAATAAATTAAACTCTACTGAATTTATTTCTCTATAGCTTTTCATTACATCTACTCTTATACCTAATTCATCAGTTGTTTGTCTAAGTTGCCTATACTGGTTACAACTCTCAAAACTATGGGTTTTAAGATAGTCTATTACATTTTTATCTATCTTCATTTCTACTTTCTCTTTATTATTATCTAAGGCTGTAAAAATAGCCTTATTCACTAGTCCTAATACATAGTCACATTCTATTTCTTTATTATCTGTATTTACCTGTTTAGTTTTATTAATAAAACCTTTCTGTTCTAATACATTAGTTGTAGCATTTGTCATTCTAGTTCTAATATCTTCTATATGGCGACTACTACCAATAATTGTTCTAACAGCATTAAAAATTTCACTATTCATTTAATTAGATTATTTACCTATAATCTATTTATATAGAAATAATCTTTAGAAAATATATATACATATTATATACTAATATGAACTCTAACATAATTATACTAGTATCTATAGTATGTATAATTGTTATCTTATCTGTAGTATACAAGTCTAATATAGAAGGATTTGAGGACAACTCCGCATGGAATAAACTAGCGGGTTCTAACTTTTGTGACCAAAAACTAGATGGTACTATAGATCATATTAATAAAACATTTTGTGATTCCAGTATAAAAACTGATAGTTTCTCTAATCTTTCTGCTCTAATAGTTAATACACCTAATGAATTCACTACAAAAACAATCCCATATGGTCAGTTTAAATATGGTCCATCTAATATTAATAACGACTCCCTACAATTTACCTATTCTCTATGGATTAAGGTTAAAAACATTAAGGACTACTGGCGTGGTATTTTTAGAGCCGGTATACCAGCAAATGATGGAAGTAGAATGCCTGGACTTTGGATATACCCAAAAAGCTTAGGGCTTCATTTTAGGGTTTCTACTACTGTTAATGGTAATGAAGGTTTAGATATACCAGCAGGTAATCTATCCCTAAATAAATGGGTCCATATAGCATATACTGTTAATAACAAAAATATTAAATCATTTGTAAATGGTAAGCTAATAAATGACGAAAAGTTAAGTGGACCTATGAACCCTATCCCTAATAATATGTCTATTCAGCTAAATAATTATAATAATGCGATAGGAGATATAGATATAGCTAAACTTAGAATTTTTCCTATAGAAGTCCCTGAACAATTTATTAAAACAGTTTTAGTTAGAGAAACCCCTGATGATAACTTAGACTATCAAACTTGTTTATTAAGACAACATGGAAAAGCATTAGAAGATGCTCATATTAGTTGTCAAAGTTTACTAATAAATAAAGATGTAGATGCTAACTCTAATGGTAGAAACATTCAGCTAAAAGATAATAACTCTATAGCAAACAACAAAAACTTTTATAATATACATAGAATTCCTAGCTATAAAATAGTAAACGGTATAGTTTATCTATCAGGTGTTGTACTAGCAACAGGCCTAGGTGAAATTGGATATTTACCAGAGGAGGCTAGACCTGATAAAACTATATGTGCTATAGCTGGTAATGTTAATCCAGTTAGGGTTGATATTAAACCTAATGGTAATATAGTAGTTGTAGCTGGAAATCCAGATGGCTATATTAGTTTAGATAATATCCACTATAGTATAAAGAGTTCTACACAAACTGTTCTATTTACTATTCCACAAATGACCCGTTATGTTAAAATGTCATCTCCAATAGGTATGCCTCTTCATATTACAGAAATACAAGCCTATGATGATAATGGTATAGTAGTTTCTAGTGGTAAAAACGTATACCAAAGTAGCCAGTATCAACATGGTAATCCAGAAAGAGTAGTAGATGGTAAAATTGATGGTAATTGGGCTAATAGAACTGTTAATCATACCCTAAACACTAGTGATATCAATAATCCAGAGCATATAGAAATAGATTTAGGTAAAGAGTATAATATTGTTAGAGTAGATGTGTTTAATAGAACTGATTGCTGTAAGGATAGAATTATAGGTTCTACAGTATCTCTACTAGATTCAAATAAAACAGTGCTAGTCTCACAGAAATGGACTGAACCTAATAATGGTCTTGATAATAAATGGAAATGTATATTAGATTTACCAGTCCCACTTAGAAAGAACGCAAAGGGTGATGTAGAATGTATGTCTACTAATGGAAGAGACTGTTTATGGTCTGGATCTATGGATAGATGTAACGCATTAGAGAAGTCCCCACCTTCTAATCTTAACCCATTACAATGTGGCGAGATGCATAATAGAGTTTGGGGCGGAACAGGCTATAATAATGAAAGACACTGGTGTACTAGAGGTATGAACTATTCTGCCGGCGCAAGTGATACTAAAACATTTAGTTTTGGTTCCCAACTTGGTAATAGAACAACAAGCCAGTTTAATCACTATGGTGGTGAATATAGAGCGGTTAGCTATTCTATTATCAATGGATCTGTATATCTATCAGGTTTAGCAATAACTAAGAGATCTATAAATAATGAAAAGGCTATTATAGGTATACTCACTAAAGAAGCATGTCCATCAGTTAATAGAATATTAATGGCATTATCAATAGATAGAAATGGTAAAAATATAGAGCCAGTTAGATTAGACATTCAAACAGATGGTAAAGTAGTTATCTATAGATCTAAAAAAGACTATGAGGTAATTTCACTAGATAGTTTATGTTATAGTATAGATTCAACATCATCAACTAACTTAACACTCACTAGTGGTTATAGTGGTTATTTTCCTAGAGTTCTAGCTGAAAACGAATCATTATATAAGTTAGATTTGTATTATGATACAGATAGACCTAAATCCATTAGCAACATCTCTATTCCTAAAGATATGACTATTTCTATGTGGTTAAATGCTAAGAGAAATGGTAGACAAAATCCAGTTCACAAGGGTTATGGTGGTGATGGAGCTATTACAATTGAACCTAATGGATCTATTAGCTATTATTTTGGTCCTAAAGGTGGTAATCAGGGACCATATACTGGTTTACACACTACAAAGCCTATAGAATTTGATAAATGGACACATTTAGCTATTGTAAGAAATATTAGTAAAAGACAAGTTCAAATCTATATTAATGGTATAGAAGCGGACTATACAAATGAACAACCAGCTGGTATATTAGATGTAGCTGTTTCGAATGAACCACTTAGAATTGGTAGTGGTTATGTAAATAACTATTCTGGAAAAATCAAAGACTTAAAGATATTTGGTAGACCACTATCTACTATTGAAATTACTGGTTTAATAACAGGCCAGGCTTCTTTAGAAGGAGTATCTCAGCCATCTGTTACTAATTCTAATGGAGTTGTTCAAATGCAAGGTATCATTGAATTAAGTAGTGGAACTGGCGAAAACGCAGGCAGAATAGCTGAAATTCCAGAACAATTTAGACCTAATAGACAACTTAAGTTTGTAGTTGGTCAGGGAAACAAATCAGCACTTATAGAAATTAGCCAGGACGGTATTATATATCTATCTAGGTGTTCTCCTTATGTTGGCTATATATCACTCGATGGTGTTCAGTATATTACTAATAAATAAAACTAGAATTAATATGTATAACTATAATATATATTTGTATGGATATAACCCAACTATATATTATATTTATAGCAGTAATAGTAGTTATATCGCTATATCAATACTATAGGCTAAAAAAAACTAGTCTAGAACATTTTATTGATGAAAGTGTTGTTAAAGAACAAAAAGAACCTAACCTATGTGATTTAGCATTGGATGCTACAGCCCTTACTACTAGTCAGAAGAAATATTTAGATACTATTTGTAAAATAGGTACTAGTCAAATATATAAACAACTATTAGATACAGCAGTTGTTGTTAATAATAAAACATTAAAGTCCTATACCACAGACGATGTTAAGGTATTAACTACAACTGTTAGCGATGTTATGGTTCCAGGGAGTACTAATATACAAGTTGCCTATAATCCACCTGTTAGTAGCTGGACTAATCTTATGAAGGATGAATGTATTAATAGTTGTATAGAAGACCCTAAATGTAACTATGTTGCTACTGGTAAACCTAATACTGACTTCTTAGGAAAATGTGTTAAATATGAAGCAGGTTCTACCCAGCTAACTGTAAATAACGCATTTGATGTATCTAAGAAGGTTAATAGTATAGAATACTCTATTGAATTCTACATTAAACTTAATAAAAAAACTAATAGTTGGAGAAATATTTTATTCCATGGTAATAGCGAAAATATGAGATACCCAGGTATATGGATTATACCAAATACAAATAAACTTACTATTGCTATGAGAACCTCACTATACGAAAACGATAGTAGTAAAACACAAGAGAGTTTTGACCCAAATGTCAGTATTGGTACAAACCAATGGACCCATATAGTATTTACTATTAGTGGCAGAGATATAAAGTTTTATATTAATGGTGAACTGGCTGATACCCGAAAATTCGATGGTTATGCTACCTGGCCTGCTGATAGACAAAACCTACATATAGCCTATGACTACTACAAAGAAAATATAGATTACGAACTAGGTTTTATGAACTGGTATCCATTGGAATTACCAGAAGACTATGTTAAAGGAATATCACAAAAAAGAATTCCATTACCTACCCCATGGGATTGCGGAATAGTAAATACTCCAGTTAGACTCAACTCTAAGGGTAATGTAGAATGTGCCTCTACTAATGGTAAAGATTGTCTCTGGAAGGAAAATAGAGAACAGTGTGAAGCTGTTATTAAAGATATGCCTTCGCCGCTAGTTCCATTAGAATGTACTGATTATAGTGATAAAAATGGATGGTGTAAAAAAGCATATGACTATTTACAAGAAAAATATAATGGACCATGTAGTAGATATGCGGATGATAGTACTAATTTACCTACTAACTGTTTACAAAGTATATGGAAACAGAGTGGTTGTACTAATAAATCTACTATCCCTAACGACTATAAAGGATGGTGGAAAAACCAATCTAAAAAAGTAGTAGAAGATGATATGCGCGCTTGGTCAACACTAGGTAGTGAAACCCATAGAAGGGCATGCTATGGAGATGATAAAAGTAAATGGCCAGCTGATCCACAATATGAAACTGTTAGAGTTAATCAGGATAGAGGTGGTGCGGATATAGCCTGTTATTCTAATGGCGAAACCGCAGATGTATGTAGAGAAAAATGTAGTAATGATCCCAACTGTAAAGCATATAACTATGTCCATCCTAATGGTCCATGGGGTTCTAAATCAGGTTGTTGTTATAAAACTACTGCTACACCTATAGTCCCTAGTAATAAAGTAGATTTTTATGTAAAGAGAGAACCTGAAGTCTTTAATGTGGTAGATAAAACAGGTAACTATAAATTTACTAAAGGAGAAGCTGAAAAAGTATGTAAAGACTTAGGCGCTAAAGTAGCTACTGTAGAACAAGTAACAGATGCGTTTAACTATGGTGCGGATTGGTGTTCTTGGGGCCATACCACTACAGACCCAGTTTATCCTATGCAGAGAACAAACATGCCTGGGTGTAATAATTTACCTAATCCATATCTAAATCGAATGAATTTGTTTGATGAAAATAACTCAGGAAACTGGAATAAAGGTCAATATGGCGTTCATTGTTATGGTAATAAGCCAGAAAAAGGTAGCGATACTAAAGACTATGGAATCCTACCATTCCATCAAGGTAATGGGACATGGAATCGCCGTGATAGTACTATAAAACCAACAGTATATACTAAATGGTCTGATGTTTCTAATAGAAAGCCTGGGGAAAATAATCAACAATGGACTGCTAGAATTTATGATGCTATGACAGGTGACCAGCTAGGTACCAGAAAACCACCATATGAAGGTGGTGTAAATGCATTAGCTGGCTACTTAGGTAACTCAACCATTCTAAATAAAGATGTAGCTTCACAAATGTGTGAAAATCCATGTTATTGGTACTATAACTATCCAAGTGCTTCCCAACAATCTAAAAATAAAATAGATAAGGCCGGTTTATGTGGTTGTAAATTAGAGGGTACCCCAGCCACAAATACCAATGGATTAGCATTAGCTCCACCTAAAGCTAAATATAATAGAAGACCTATTATTGACGGTGGTTATCCAGATAACTCCTATGGACCACTTAAGAAAGGTTATTATGATATCTTAGGCCAAGGTTTTGCTAACGACTACTGCAGATATGTAGGTGATTGGCCTAAAGTTTTCTTTGGCTGTCAACTATCTGATGGATCACAGACCCATGCTGCTTCCTACAATGGTAAAACTATTCAACAAATAGTTAGTGGTCAAACTGTTTCACGATAAAAAATAGCTATATTATAATTTAACATATAGAATTATTAATATTTTATTAAACTATATTAATAAGACTATTATAAAGTAATGCCAATCCTAATAAAAGATTTACAGATAGACTCTATTACAGGACCTATTTCTCTTACTATCCTCGTTCCAGAGCCTGACTTAGTTAACGCTGTTAAACGTACTATTCCTATTATTATGCTATTTGGCGATAGACATGAATCTGAGGAAGGCTACTGCAGTACATGTACTTGTGACCTGAAGACTAAAAACTGTTGCTATGAGATATGGTCAAAAGAGTTTTTACAGATATTTGATAGCATAGCTACTAAAGAACAACCTATAGATTTTTATATAGAATCATTTACAAATAAGGCTGACATAGAAGAGGCTAAAAAAGACATCTACAAATATAGCAAAGAATTATCAGAAGCAGCTAAAAAGGGAACTATGTCTAAACTAAGAGAGAAACTATATACATGCTATTTTAGAGAGTTGAGAGGAACCAAAGCATATAAGGATTTATGTCCAACAAGTAATATTAGATGGCAGTTCGCAGATGCTAGACAGGGTGATACTGGGTCTATAGAAAGTAACCTAGTCTTAATCAATAACCTATTTTATAATATAGCTGATCTAGCTAAACTAGGATATACCGCAATTTCTATGGATACTAAGGCATCAGTTGCTAATCTAATGGCACGAACTGTAAAATATGAAATATCTACTATAGCCGGTTTTAGCGATATCCTTGAGCTATATATAGAATTCATTAAAAATCCTAAACATTTTTATAGTTTACTATTCAATCCAGAAGGAGACATGATTAAACTAACTAAAATATATAAACAAATCAAAAAACAACAATTCCCATTTAATAGCACTCATTACTGGTCCAATATTATAAATAACTATGTAAAATATATAGTAGATAAACATGAATTCTTTGTAACCAGTAGCTATGTAGATGCTGTAATAGAGATGTCTAAACTATATAAAACAGAACAGGAACTAACTCAATTTTTCCTAGAACACATAGATAACAACATACAGGTATGGAATGGTGTTTATAAATATATATTAGCACTGTCTATATTCTTAGATATCTATTTTGTTACTAGAATACTAAAGAAACCTACTGATGGTAGAGAACCATTTATGGCAATAGGATACTTTGGTGATCTCCATTCGACTCATATCGCATATCTACTAGAAAAAATAATGACCAGTTATGTTAACTTAGGTAGAATAGATGCTAATGGTCGTTGTCTCAAATTAGACTCAGTAGTAGACCTAAATAAAATAGCAAAGGTATATAATGGTGATTTCACTAAAACTAAATCATTTCTAAGTAGGCTACTTGGTAAGTAGAATTCTAAAACAATTCACTATAGTATTAGTGTATTTATGGGTAATAACCATATAAAAGCATTATAGTCTTATATGGTATATTATTGATATGGTAGAAATGTATAATATGG